GTTTGATGATTGTAGAATACCATTTGAAGAAGATGATACGCCACAAGGTGGTTATGGTGCTATGGATATTGGTATTGGGAAACCAGGTGAAACACAAGAGTATAGAAGTAAAGATTATAAAAACTATGTAAAGAAACAAAAATCATTTAAAGGTTCTGAAACAATCGGAACTACCATTAAAGGTAATGAACATTTCTTGGGTGGAGATATTGAACAACTTGACCCTTCAGAAAACTTCGTTGATGAAATGGCAGGAAGATTTCCAGCCAATATGTTGGTAAGTGATAAAGTATTAGATGATTATTCAAGATACTTTAGTTTAGATGAGTGGTTTAGTAAAAACATTGAATCATTACCAGAACCAGTTCAGAAAACATTTCCATTTATGATTGTTCCAAAAGCAAGTAAATCAGAAAAGAACGAGGGATTAGATAACTTTGATACTAAACAAACTACCGGC